TGCATCGCACTTCCCTAAGTATTGGTTTTCCGGATGCAACTATACCGGTTTTCCTGACCCATGGGAGTGCGTCAGGATGATTGATGACTGGCGCAACACCGGTCAACCATTGCGTATCATTATTACTGACTCTAATCAAGGCGTCGACATTAACATGGAAGTGCTGGTTGAATCCTTCGACAAAGGCATGAAAGGCGGCAGCGAAGGCGATGTTTACTACAGCATTACTCTCAAACGGTATAAGCGGATAAACGTACAGGAAGCGGACAGTATTTATAAACCGACTATTACCCGATCAACGCCGCCAGGACTGCAGCAGCAAATCGCTATGGACTCTACAAGCAAAATAAACACTACTGGCTCCAAGACAACAGCTATATCGCCTGAAACTACGCATACGGTACGCGATGGTGAAACTCTCTGGGATATAGCAAAAAAATACTATGGCCTTGGAGCCGACTGGCAGAAGGTTTACAAGGCAAATAAAGACGCAATGCCTGATGCCATCAGCGTAGAGGCAGGGCTGAAATTGCGTATCCCATGGTAAGGAGGCGGCCAAATGGATGAACAACAACAGCATGATTTTCGGGTGTTTCTTCAATCAAAAAATGGCCGATCCGTTGAGATAACAGAGATGCTCAACGGCTTAACATGGTCCGGTGATTATCAACAAGTGGCCCGCAAGCTGGATTTAGAGGTTTTGTATGCTGTTAATGATGTTAACCAGCCGATAGTCATACCGGATGTAGGCGATAAGGTAACAATGGCTTACAACGGCACAGTAGTGTTTGCTGGGATCGTCTGGACGCGGGATCTGTCCTCTAAAGGGCAGTTCATCAAAATCAGCTGCTACGACCCATTGATATACATCAATAAAAGCAATGTCTCCTACAACTTCCGGAATATGACCGCCGAAGCCATTACTAGACAAGTGGCCACGGATTTAGGCGTTGCTGTAGGATCACTGGCTACGACCGGCGTGACCATGAATCTGCCCGCTATCGGAAAGTCGGCCTATGATACCATCATGGCTGCTTATACAAAAGCATCTGAAATAACTGGCCTGAAATACTTGCCGATTGTTAAAGATAACGCCCTGTGCGTCATCGAAAAAGGCAAAAACCAAGTATCCATGAAGCTCGACTATGAGTACAACATCGAGGGTACGCAATTTACTGAGTCCCTTGACGGCATGGTAAGTCGGGTTATTATTTACGATGATGAGGGAAATGTGGTTAACACCGTAAGCAATGATGGCTGGATCGCGGCCTACGGCATTATCCAGGATGCAATTCATGCCGAAAAGGATAAGGATATGACGGCTAAAGCACAAAAGGCGCTGAAACCGGTGGAGCAAAAAGCTAATGTGGATGCTTTGGGTTACATTGAGGCTATTACCGGTAATGCCATTATCGTCAAAGATAAACATACAGGCTTAGAGGGGTTATTTTACATTGACGGCGACAGCCATACCTACGTAAACGGCGTGTACGAAATGAAGCTGACTATCGCATTTCAGAACATCATGGATGAAAAGACAATGGAAGAAGATAAGAAGGAAGCTGATGTCTCCGACAGTGGCCCCAGTGAAGATAAAAATAAAATCGATAACAGCTGGCTCGACAACTGGCAAGTAGATGCTGACGGTAATGTAGTACAGGGCAGTGAGGGTACTATTGCAACACAAACAACAGCATTTGGTTCGGGTGAAAAATCTAAAATAGCCGACAATAGTTGGTTAGACAATTGGAGCGTGGACGCTAATGGCAACGTTACAAAGTAAAATCAACCTAAATTGGGCGTCTGACATCATCGGTTTAATGCAGTCGGCCGGCAAGGATTTTAATTCTCCTGATATTATGCTGGGTGAGGTAATTACGCCTCCTCCGGCGCTAACGATAAAAGTTGGAAATATTGTATTGTATCCGGAACAGCTATTGGTTGCCGACTATCTCCTGCCTGGCTATAAACGGGCTTATTATCAAGAGGGTGTGCTCCATTTTAGGGCAACAGCCGATACCGAATTAACCGGCAACACCAAGCCGACAGCAACGCTTGCAGCATCCGTACTATCAGCTGCTGTCGGAGATCACGGCAGCCATGATCATGGAACGCATACGCATCCTGAACACTCCCATGCACTCAAAGATATCGATGTTACTACGCACAAAGATAATTTCTTCGCCCATGGTGATGGATCCGATCCGGTTATAACCGATGGCCGCTTCAATGGAACGGCAGCCGCAGAGAAATACTTTTATTTCACGGACACGCTGAAACCAAAAGACTTAGTTTTAGTCCAGCAAATCCCCGGGACGCATTACTTCGTCGTCAAAAACCGTCTGGTGCGCATGGAAGAGATGCAGAAATAAACCTAAGTTACGGTCAGGCTAACGGATATAAATATTATAGGAGGGGTTAAGCATGCCTTTTCCGTTTATTGATACAAATGCAGCCACAGCGGGCTCTGCAGAAAGCTGGGAACCATTTCGTGAATTCGAGTGGGATATCGTTACTCAGGAGTTTGTTATTCGTAACGGCCAGATTAACGTCGTAGAGGGCGCGCCGGCTATTAAAATATGGATCTACAAAACTCTTTTAAGTCAGCGTGGTCGCTATCCGGCGTATACGTGGAATTACGGCAATGATTTAGATTCATTGATCGGCGCGGATTTGACGCGGGATGTGTTGACATCTGAGGCCAAACGGATTACCGAAGAAGCGCTGTACACCAACAAACATATCCTAAACCTAAAAAACTTTACGGCGACAATGAAGGATAACATGCTAAAAATCACCTTTGTCGCCGTAACTGATTCTGGTGATATTGAGGTGAGTATATAGATGTTTGAAAACAAGACAGAGTACGTCATCCTTAACAATATGTTGGACAAAGTGACAGCGCCGGTATCCAAGGAAGAGGGGTCTTTAATTTACGACGCCCTTTCTCCAGTAGCTAATGAGTTGGCTAAGCATTATATGGAACTGGACGCATTTATCCGTAGAGCCTTTATCCAAACCAGTAACAGCGGTTTTTTGGATCTACGGGCTGCTGAGTACGGTCTAAAACGCAAGGAAGCTACCAAAGCAACTGCTGCACTTACCTTCACCGGTACAAACGGTACGGTAATTCCCCAGGGGTTTCTTGTGCAAACCGTCGATGGCAAACAGTTTCGTACCGTCGATCCGGTCACGATTGCTTCAGGAACTGCTACTGTATCGGCACAGGCGGTTGATGTTGATACGCCTTATAATGTTGCGGCTAATACTATCGTGCAAATCCCTATAGGGCTGGCTGGATTAAGCAGTGTAACTAATCCTAGCGCAGCCTCTGGCGGTACAAGCAAAGAAACAGACGAAGACTTCAAAACGCGCATACTAAACACTGTGCGCAATCCTGGTTCGTCTGGTAACGTGAATCACTACGTTCAATGGGCAATGGAGATTGATGGTGTGGGTGCTGTTAAAGTATTGCCTCTCTGGAACGGCAATGGCACTGTTAAAGTAGCTGTGCTTGATTCAAACAGATTGCCGGCATCCAGCGAAATTGTGGATGCTGTACGTACTCATATCGAAGCAAACAGGCCGATAGGGGCTGCGGTGACGGTGCAAGCCGGTACGCTCTACGATATCGATGTATCCTGCGATATAACACTGGACGGGACTAAAACGATGGCTGAAGTTACGGCAGCAATCAGGACAACAATTGAAGACTACTTTAAGGATATCGCCTACCAGCAGACCGTAGTTTCGTATCCAAAAGTGTCAGCCCTCATTTTGGCTGTCGACGGAGTCGCTGACCATACCGGTTTAACCCTAAATAATACATCAGACAATATCATTTTGCCGTCCATTAGTGTGGCGAGGCTTGACGTATTGACGATAACCTAATAGGCACAATCTTGTCTGCTTATCCGATCTTATTGATGGACAGGCATGGGAGGTAATAATCTTGACTATATCTGCCGATAAACTCCAAAAACAATTACCGGAATTAGTCGGTAACGGCGAAATTTTGGCCGGAGTATTCGCTATTGATGCCGAAGGCTTAAACCAGACTGAAGCTGACCGCTTGGATGTTTTTAACCAAATGTTCGTCGAGACTGGTACTTGGGGACTGAAGTTCTGGGAGATATTCTTAGGCATCAAGGTTGACGAAACACAGTCGGCCGAAGTGCGCCGCCGCATTATCGAAAATAAAATCATTGACAATTCGCAGGTGTTCACATTGAAGCGCCTGGTCGAAGTCCTTAACGCCTATGGTTATGGTGTAGCCAATGTTATCGAGGATGTGACTAATTACCAGATCGAGGTGCAAGTACCAAACGTAATTAACAGTGTCATTGAGGTCATGGATCTGGCCCGGTACTTACGAATCGTCTTTCCGGCCCATTTAGCTTTTAAATTAAGTGCCATTAACCGCTCCATGAATGCCTTGATTACCATTGATGATATCGGCCCTGTCTTAACAGTAAGATATGATTCCGATGTTTATATTCTCGGCATCAGAAATAATCAGTTGTACACAATTACAAAGTATCAGGTTTTTGATAATGAGTTTACTAAAGATACGGTTGTTAATGTCGCCAGCGCCTATCCGAACTATAATTTTGACCCATACAATGCGGCTGCCCATTACAGCGGCATTGTATATATACCCTGTACTGCTAAAGCGGCATCGACCAAACTCGTGGAAACAATGAAGCGTAACTTCACGATTAATAATGATTTGGAAATCATCCATGATAGCATGATTGGCGGACGTATTTATGCCTCATGTAATGACGTAGGCGATACGGTGCGTACCAGCAAGCGCCTTGTGCTTGCCGATAAGTTCGCCGGTAAGAACCGCTATAACAGCATTAAAATAAAATGTTTTAGCCAGTTCCTTTTTGAGCGGCCATCAATTCCATGGGGTGGCGATATCCATGTCGGTCCGACCAATGGCTATAGCCTTACAACTTTTGCCGATAACCCTACTTTGGCTACAGTGACGTTCCGATACTACGACAAGGATGGCAATGCGATTGGCTTAGCCTCAACCCCTAGCTTTATCGATGTAACCTACTCTACTGAATGTAATGAAGAGTTTACATTAAGTAATTTCCCCGCCAATACTCACTCAGTTGAATTTGTCGTTACAGTAAAAAAGCCGGCCAGAACCAATGTGACATATAACGGTACTACATATCGGCATGTACTCAGTTGGGTGGATATTTGGGTGGATACCAATATCGAAAACAAGGTTTTATTGGAAAGTAAATCATACTATCCGGCATATATTGCCGCTTTTAACGTAAGTACGGGCACTGCCGCTTTTTATAACATACATACGCTGCTTAATATTCCGTTAACCAGTCGTTATTACCAGCTTTCTGAGGACTTCACCGACCTGGAAGTAAAGCTGCATGTAGACGAGGCTAATAATTACCTATATGCAATTTGCGGCTACGGGTTAGGAATGGAAGCGACCGGAGTATATGGCGATGCGGCTAATAATCTGTGTGTAGCCAAAATCGATGGTTCAAACATGGCTGTGGTTAATAAAAACAACCTTACCAGCAGCTCCCTGTACAATCCGAATGACGATATCTTGGTTGACCAGGGTTCATACCCTGCATATGCAGATGGCACTACTAACGATTATGCATCTGGCAATGAAAATCGGGTAAGCAATGTATATCGCCGCACGTCCTACATCGACGAAGATTTCATGCGCAACTTTTATATCATATCCGGACTGAATGGCGATTATCTTGTGTCCTATGGCCGCAAGGTAAAGCATTACACGTACTCCTATTATTGGATGCTGCCGTCTAGCGAGGCCGATCTGCCCAAACGGTATCTCGGGTCGTGCGTGCGACTGCCAAGCGATTACACAAAAACGACTAAGTTTCCTTCTATTAAAATAATGGATCTCAACAATCTGCAGGTCCGCGAAGTAACCAATGAGGATATTCTGGAACTCTGCCGTACTAGCGTTTGCGTCCGGGATATGACCCGCGCGCCTTTCGGCTCCAAATGCACCAAGATAAGCGAAAGCAAGGCATATGGTTTGCCGCTGCAATTCATTTGTTGCCGACCGGCTGTAGTCAATAAACCGCCACTTAACGGATCTGCCAATGATAGCGATTATGGATTACCGCTGGCACCATATACGCAAACCGGCTTATATGAAACGCAGCTTAACGGAAGCAAGTTTGCAATGGTTGCGGTGGATAAGGAAACGTTGGCGATGACAGCGACGTTCTCCTATGTATATAACAACTTCCAGACAGTAAACTTCGATCCGGCCAAGGATAAAGTGCCGATTTACCCGACAAACATCATGCCAGACTTGTCGATGTGGATGGATACATCGTTTAACCTGAGTCTCGAAGGAAACCCGACAATTGCTTCGAGCACAGTACCGACTAATCCGGTGCTGTATACGCAGTATCCGGCCGGTTATGTGGGATCACTGTTTTATCCATATAAAAAGTCCAGCATGGTCTACAGCGAGCCTTGGGACGGCAGCATTATTACCTCAGTTGTCCTGTACGAGACTAACGGTGGCCCGCAGATAAAACGATATATTGATTCATCTTGCTACTTCATGAATCATGCAAGTCGGGACGAATACGGCAAAGGTAATGCAGTATACGCCACTTACGATAATACGGCGCTGACCACGGCTTATAACGGTCATGCCGTAACTAACGCAGACACCCATATGGGCAAGAAGC